GGGTTATACAAATCCTTGCGCCATCCTGAAGATCTATTTCACCTTTGACGGTTCGTATTACGTCAGCCAGGAATTTTACGAAACTGGCAAGCTACAAAGTGAAATCGTAGATTACATAAAAGACGAGGTAGGTTCAAGGGATGTGGAAGTGGGAGTTGATGCCGCAGCCGCAGGCCTAATAGCCGAATTAAAGTCCGCAGGCCTAAACGCTAAGGGTTACAAAGGCAAGGTGTTGGATGGCATACGTAAAGTACAAACAGCCTTGGATGGAGGTTCGTCTGGCCGTCCCAAACTAATCGTAGATCCGTCTTGTGTCCATACAATCGCGGAGTTCGAATCTTACGTTTGGGAAGAAGGCAAGGATGAGCCAGTCAAGGAGTTTGACCACGCTATGGATGCACTTCGATACTTTGTAGGTAGGAAACGCTACTCAACGGTGGCAGAACAGACGAGGTGGTAATGGAACACGATTATCTTTCTGATTTAGATATAGCTTTCAAAGCGATTACGAAAAATAGAATGGAGGCTCGCAAGTATTATAGGTACTATGAGGGAGACCAGCCGATGGTCTTCACATATGATAAGTTGGTCCAGATCTTTGGACGATCCGGCCTCAAGTTTATTCAGAACTGGTGCGCCGTAGTAATAGACTCAGTTTGCGACCGATTGGTTTTCAGAGGCTGGGACTTGGCTAAAGGGGATAGGGAGTTCAGGGAAGCTTCGTTGCCATTATTGCAAAGTTCGATTTCGAATTTGGCTTACGAAGTCCATCTCGACGCACTCGTAACCGGTAACGGTTACATAGTTTTGGATATCGCCGACGACGATTCCATAGTCGGTTATAGAAATAGGCCAGAACAAATGGCTGTTATCTACGAGGAAGAGGATCCAACCCGAATGGCCTTTGCGGCCAAGATGTGGAGGGATGCATCAGATACGTTTCTGAACCTGTATTACGAGGATGAGATAGTAAAATTCAACGGTCCGTTCGGCCTTGAAACGGCTTCTGGGTTCAATAAGGATTACGAAGTGGGAGCAAACCCGTTCGATAAAATCCCAGTAGTCCACTTTATGACTCGCGCTAAGGAGCTGGCGAACATAATTCCGTTGCAGGACGCGGTAAACAAGACGTTTTCAGATATGATGGTTGTTGGGGAGTTTAATGCGTTTCCGCAACGGTGGGCTGTAACGCAAGCCGACGTATCAAACCTCAAATCTGATCCGCAATCGATCCTCAAGTTTCCGAAGGGAGCTTCCGACGAGGAGAATACCCAGATCGGAGAGTTTGGAGCCGCAAGCACGAAGGGATATTTGGAGACGATTGAAAGTTTGGCCAGTGTGATTTCTGTTATCAGCCGAACACCCAAATACTACTTCCTACCAACCGGTGCCTCGATTAGCGGGGACGCCTTGATTGTGATGGAAGCTCCACTGGTCAAGAAAGTGGAGCGCTATACCGAAGCCTTTACTGAACCTTGGCTCCGATATTTGTCGTTTTATTCGCCAGACTGGAAGAACGCAACTCCCATCTGGGGACGTGTTGGAACAGAACAAATCAATTCTGAAGCCACTGCATTTCAAACTTTGGTTGCGGCTGGACTTCCACTCGTGACTGTAGCCAGACGTTTTGGCTGGAACGAGAAAGAGATCGACCAAATGAGAAAGGATATTGCGGAACAAAAGAAAGAGAACGCAGATTTAGCCGCACAAGCCTTAGAGATTGCAAAACTTCGTATGGAGCAGAATAATGAGCCCGAGATCTGAGCCAGTGCCTGAGGTCGTCCAAATCGTCCTTCAATGGAAACGCGGCATAGCAGCCCACCAAGACGAAACGATGCTTCGAATGGCCGATAAATGGGCTGTAATCGAAAAGGGGTTGGAAGATAAAATAAAGAGCCTTGACAACGAGATACGTGCTCTCCAAGCACGAGGAGGGGTCGTAACAGAGAATTGGTTACGAGAATCGACTCACTACAAGCAACTCTTGGAACAAGCCGAGGCCGAGGCGAAACGATACGCGGCTTGGGCGAACGGCAAGATAGACCAGGAGATCAAAGATAATTTATTCTTAGGGTTGCAGCAAGCTCAAGACGTTTTACGTTATTCTCCGATGCCATTCGAATTCAACGTTTTGGACAAAGACGCGGTGGAAGCGATGTATCTTACGTCGAAATCTCCCAACTGGCGTAAATGGGCTACAGGGGTAACTGACTTTTCAGATAGCTTGAGTGGGGTTTTGGTGAGAGATACAGCATTAGGGGTTTCTTATCGGCAGATCGCCACAGACCTAAACGAAACCTTACGAGTCCCGTTCAAGAGATCGCTCGTAGTCGCCAGAACCGAAGGCAACCGTGCGCAACGTACTGCAACTTTGTACCAGTACCAGGAAAGTGGGGTCGTTGAAGGTTACAAGCGTTTGGCGAACAAAGCCAAGGCGTGTATGGCCTGTCTTGTCTTGGACGGCGAATTCTTCAAAGTTAGCCAGGCCTTTACGGACCATCCAAACGGTGGGTGTGCGATGGTGCCAGTAATCAAAGGTGCCAAGGAGCCTACTTGGGAGACAGGTACGGAATGGTTGGAGCGCCAAGATCCAGAATACCAAAGGGCTCGGATGGGTCCGGAGTACTACGATGCTTGGAAACGTGGCGATTTTCAATTGAAAGATATGGCTACGATTAAACAAAATTCCGTATGGGGAGGAAGTCCGGAGAAGGCACCTCTGAAGAGCCTAATCAAAGCCGAAACTCCGAAGGAGTATATAAGAAATGCACAGGCTTTGCAGCAGGAATATTACGAAAACGCGAAAGACCAAAGAGAACGCTTTGAGGGACTGATGGAAAGGCAGCTGGCTAATGCAGGTATGGATAAGGACGAGGTTCTCAATTCGATGGCTACTTTGATGGACCCGAACATCCGCCAGGGGATTAACGTGCCTATGAAGAATGTTAAAGATATATTGGCCGAAGGAGAATTGAAAAATACGTACCATTTCAATTCTGACCTAATGAAAAATTTCGCTATGGAGTATAGGACGAAGGCCGAGGCAGAAGTCATCGGTATACCCAAGAATACGCTCGATCCAGAAAAACGACCTATTTACGGGGCACTTAACAATAAACCTCACTACAGTAGCGGCTTTTCTTATGGAGAAGTCGAATTGGTTTTGGATCCATCAGTCCGGACAAGATCCTCTTTCACTCTCGGCGACTCTTTCGAAAGAAATGCTGTAGCGTCTCCAGTAGCCCATCCAAGTTTAGCGTCTATGGGCAACGCGATGAACGCCGAAGCCTTTATGAAAGGTGATTGGGGTCACTTTATGTATGTGGAAACACAAATCTTTGGAGGAGTAGACATCAAAAGAGACGTGTCCA